TTAGTTATATTATTATTTTTAGCAATACTTTCTCTAGTATCATATATAAACATTCCACTAGAAAGAGTATTATCCCCTACATACTTAAAACTACATAGGGGAATTTTATGTAGGGGCATTTATACCACCTCTATTCTGATTTATACCATCTGATTGCAATACAATACAATGGATTAGGACTATTGTTCATTAGGCTATATGGCGCTGTAATTTTAAATTTCTTATAATTTTCTTCTTCTTCTGTACCTTTTTTATAAACTAGCGTATCCTTATTCCATATTCCATTACCATCCCCAGCCAATACATTAATCAACTTGCCTCTTTCACCATCAACTGGATGAAACAAAATAATTTCATCAAATTTATGTTTTTTATGATTCCATCTGCTTCCTTCCGTATTACATTTATCTACAAAAGTTGTTGTTGTACTAAATTCAGGATAATGAGGTTGCATTGGCATACCTATCTTATTACCTACCATACACACATCTGTAATTCCTGTAGCAGTTCTTTCACCAAACTTTTTTGTAAAAAATGGTGGTATATCTGAAGATGTAACTACTCCAAAGTTATATTTATCATCTGTGGATGCTGAATCTTCCATTGGCTTAATAGCTCCAATATAAGCATAACTTGTTAAATTGTTATTATAAGGGTAGTTATCTGCACTTTTATCCCCTTCTAACATTATATTCACTGCATCTTTTGTGATATTTATATAATATTCTATAGGTAGCCACTCCCCTATTTCTGGTGCAAGCTTCTTATACCATGCAAATCTTGATGGTACAGAACAACTCTCCTCAACTAAATCTTTAATATCTACTTCTGTTTGTTCTCCATCTACCTCTACAATTTTTTTAGTGTCATGAATCTCTTTACCTATAGTTATATACATATGATTTCTATTATCCATTTTACCTTTTAGCATTGCTAATTTTTCTTTTTCACTTTGTGTCAGTTCCATGCTATTTCTATAACTCGCCAAAGAATTTTGTTCACTTTGAGATAATACCGATCCAGCATATTGTTTATAAAGTATATTTATTATAGAATCAGCATAAAGTTTTGTATTTGTTTTGAGTTTACTCCAATCTACCAACTCTTGAGCAGTTAAATTGTGTGCATTTCTATAAGTGTCTAATTCATTTTGTTCAGCAGTAGAAAGACTTTCACCATTATAATATTTTCTAAGCAAAAATAGTTCTCTATCATTCGTTATATTCTTTCTTACTCGTAATTGTTGTAAATCATTTTGTTCGTCTGTAGTTAAAGAATCTAAATTTTTCTTTATTAAATTTTTCTCAAAGCTTGTTAAAGGCATAGCCTCAACATATCTATTAAGAAGTGTTATTTCCTGTTCAGTAAATGGTTTACTGTACCTTTCTTTATCTAATAGTTTTTGTTCCTCACTTGTTGGTGTTAATGCTGCTGTTCTTTCAAATCTAATGTAAAATTCTTTTCCATAAGATGTAGTAGCTTTTATCAAACTAAAATTTCTAACTTTATCTATTGCACTAGGGGAAACTAAGTCCCATTTATAAATTCCAGCACTTTGTGTTATTTCTTTTGTTAAGTTTTTGATTATATCTTTTACGCTTGTGTTTCCATTTACACAATAAAAATTATCTGTAGCCATTTTATCTACCCCCTGTTATCAATTATTTATTTAAATTTGTTATTTTTAAAGTATTTAAATCCATTATAAATATCTCTTTTAAATCTCTATTTGTATCTAAATTCACATTAAATTTTTTAAGTAGTTTATTACCATAAGGTCTATATTTATATATTTCCAAAGTTACAGGTTCTTTTAGTTCTGCTCCATTAAAATTTCTTATACTTATATGAAGCTTTCTATTTTTGTACCCTTTAACACTTATTATTTCAGGATTTTTATTTGTTTTATGACTTGTATAATCAAAATTAAGATAAAATCCATCATATGATCTATTACCATGCCAAACTTTTTTATCATCTATCTTGCCATGTAAATCTATATCTGCATCTGTATTCTCTTCCCAATTCATTACTACTGCTATATCCCATTCATTATCTATATCCTCTATTCCTGGTGGTTCTACTGGAATATTAGAATCCTCTCCATCTATATACTCTAAATCCACAATTATCTGTCTACTATTGCCACTTAAATTATGGAAAACAAAAGAAATAGGCGTATTAGCATTTACTTTATAAAATGTATTAAAGTATTTATGCTCTCCTATTTCCTTAGTTGTTGCATTATCTATTATTTTCATTTTATTAACTTCTAAACTGTATCTATCATCCTTTTTCCAACCTGTCTGATTAAAATGCAATCCTGTAATATATATATCTTTATCAAATTTAATTTGCTCTTTATAATCATTTTGTATTGCTGGGATATCTAATAATATACCTTTTACCTTTTGAATGCCTTCAATTTTTCTGTATATAAAAGTATCAATTTTTTTCTTTAGACCTTCATATTGTACACTTGGCAATAAATCTTTTAACTGTTGTAGTAAGTCTTGTATATTATTAGTATTTATCTCTGGATAATTAGTTCTTATATTATCATCTATCAGACTTAACAAATGATTTTTTAAATCTTCTGTAAGTTCTTCAAAATTAATTATATATTTAGGTAAGCTCAAATTAAGCACCTTCTTTATATTCAAAGATTGAACTTGTATCATTTCTTGGATAAACTTGAGCTGTTTGTGTTATCTTTAAATAAGGGTTCTTAATATTAAATTCATCATAAAAATGTAATACACTTTGATATAATTCTTCCAAAGTTACAATTCTATTTTTATCTTTATCAGATTTCTTAGTTTTAATGCTTTGTGTTAATGCCCATGTAAAAGCTCCTGAAGGATTAGGATTTCCATTATATCCAGCGCTCAAGTCACCAGATGTTTCTGAACCTGCACTAGCTGTTAAAACTTTATATCCTTGTTTATTTAATGTTTTGTCTATACTTCTAAGTTTCTCCTCCACTACAGCTAATGTATATGCAAAATTTTTATCTATAGCAAGTCCACTGTGGCAAGTATCAATAAATATTACTTTAGTACCTTTTATATCATCCAGTATTGTTTGTAATTCATATACTGTTATTATGTTATCTTTTGCTACTAAAGCAAACTTATCTTCATATACAGTACCATGTCCAGACCAAAACAAATAACTAATATCATTATCTTGTGCATCTTGAAAAGTGTTTTTTATTAAATTTAATGCTTCTGACTTAGTCTTATTTTTTGCAACTATATTTTTTGTAAATTTAGCACTTTGTTTGTGTTCTTTAAATAAATTAGACATATTGTCAGCATCATATGTGCAACCCATAAGGTTATTAGCGCCTTGTAAAGTATATTCACTTTCTCCTATAGCTAAAAATCTATACTTTTTTTCATTAGTGGTAGGTATAGTAGGTGTAGTAGGTGTAGGTAAATTACTATTTTCTAATATATTAAAATCTACCCATAAAACTTTACTAGTTCCACTAATATTATTGTAAATAAATTTGACTGTACCATTTATAGGATAAAATACATTTAAAAATTTATGTTCACCATATTCTTTAGTGCGTACACTTTCAAATAATTTATCATTACCTACTTGTAAATCCCAGCTATCTTCAAATCTCCAACTAGATTGAGAATATGTTATACCTGTTATCTGTCCATTTCCCTTAAATTCTATTATATGCTGTCCTTTTACTGCAGGAATCTCTAGCATTTTCCCATAAATTTTCTGTGTGCCTGATATACCTAAATTTCCACTTAAATTATCTAACTTTACACCTAAAGCATTTAACGCATTTATTAAATCATTATAATCTACACCTTGTATTTTATCTTTAATTTCTGATAATAAATTTTCCATATCTTTGGTAGAAAAATTTATATTGCCTATGTCAACTTTCACACCATTTTGTAAATAATCTTTAATAAGATCTGATAGTTCATCAAAGTTGACTACATAGGAAGGTAATCCCATATTATTGCCACCTCCTATACATAATCTATTGTTTCTAATTTACCATGATTATCTTTAATTAATTGTATTGTTTTATTTGTATTATTAGGGTACGTTGTTTTAATTCTATATACCTTACCTTCTGCATTTCTAATTAGTTCTTCTTGCCATTGCATATCTGTTCCACTAGCATATATAAACTTATATGCCTTATTATTACTATCTCTAATTATTCTACATGGATATTCGGGTAATTCCCCAGTATATTTTGAATCTTCATTTGTATTTATTTGATTTTTGAAATTTCTTTTTCTTAATTCTTGATCTAAAATATAGACTACTGGTTCCCTAAAATTTTTATATCCCATATGTGCCATTTTAATCACCTACTATTGTTTCAATCTTCCACTGCCTATTTGGATACATTGATCATACACTTTTGTTTTATCTCGCATACCTTGTAATTGCAATGTATCTACATATGTGTCAGCATTTATTTCTGTACTTATTCCTACAATTAAATACCAGCCATTACCTCTTTGATTATTTACTAATTTAACTACTTGTCCTAAATCAATATTAGGTATTCCAGTTACTGGTACTACATTTAAAGCAGTACTATCCCTCCACATATCTAAAAATTTATATCCTGCTACCTTTTGTTTTAATAATGAAGTACTAGCTAATGGATTATCAATTATATCTACCCATCTTTCACCATTTAAATAACTAGTCATAGCTTTAGATTCAAAAATAGAGTATTTATCATTACAACAAATCTTTAATATATTTCTCATTAAACTGGAATCTCTGCTAGCAGTTTCACTAGATAAATTAGTATCAACAGATAAAACATAATCATGGTGATTTGCTTCATGATTTGATTCATTATAAGCAGGATATTGTTCTTCTAATATTATTACACCGTTTTTGTTTGCTCTTATTCTAGCATACATAGTTTCTACCAAATTACCAATTATATCATTATACATAGTACCTATTTCACATTCTAATTTAGATACAGTATAATTATTTCCTCCATTTCTTTGAAAACTACATTTAGCATCTGATACAACAGTAGAAATTATATCTGCTGCGGTTTTATTATAAAATTTTAATTCTTTATCACATAAATTTAACATTCTATAATACATATCATGACAAGTCATTTCTATCGTTTTATCAAGTGTATTATAATCATATTTTTTAATTACACCTGTAAATTGAAGTACATCCTCTATATAAATTTTTACCTGTGCAAAATTATCTATTATCCCTTGTGTTCCTCCTGCAAAAATAGCCGTAGGTAGATTTTCATATTGTGCTGTAATCGTAGCTTCAGCAGTAGGCGTAGTTAAATTTCTATTTATTTTTACTGACACTAAACAATGTTCTAATGTTATTTTATTAGCATCACCATTTTCAAAGGCCTGATAGCCATTTTTTTTATAAAATTCTACTTTACACTTTGTCATTATCTTTCACCCATCCACTAGCTTCATGATTACATAAAAGCTCTAAATTTATATAATATATATCACCTTCGATAGGAGTATCTATCTCAAACTTATTTTGTAAATATCCTTTATATTGAATTCCAAATTCATCTATAAATATAAATCTACCTGAATAGTTTTTTCTAAAGTTTAAAAACTTAGTTATATTACTTTGTGTCTTCTCATCATTTTCTCCTTTTATATTAAAAGCAACTGTAAATTCAATAATGCAATCACTTTTAATATTTTTTTCAAAATATGTGTATCCTTGTACAGTTCTAATACCCTTGCGAAAATAAGCAGGACGAGGTGGCTTATAATTAGTTATTACGCCACCTGTATTTTTTCCATCTTCATAAAGCAAATCTACTTTAAAATCTTTTATTCTATTTAAGTCCATATAAGCCACCCCCTAATCTCTCAATACATCATTCATAAATAACCCTGTCATAACATTTTTCATAGAACTTTCTGTCATTTGTTTAAATTCATTAGCTATCTTATTAGCCCCTTCTTTATCTGCATTTGGTATAGTTACATACATTTTTATATCCTGTGTAAGTCCCATACTTTTATTCATGTTATTAGGTCCATATGGAGATGCATAAGTACCACCATATGCTCCACTAAGTGACATATTATTTAATCCATTAAAATTTGGTCTTACATTTCCTAATCCTTTAATTTTATTAGCTATACCTTTAAATTTATTATTTATGGCGCTTTCTTGATTATCTATACCTTGTATAAGACCTTCTCCAATAAAATTACCATAATCAGCAAATACACGTGATGGAGAGTTTATTCCTAACATTTTCTTAAATCTATTCTTTATTTCATTTGCTATACTCTCAATAGTCTCTCTCACTTTTTTTATACCTTCTTTGAGTCCACTTACTAATCCTCTCATAATATCCTGTCCTATTTTATGCATATATGTCCGGAATGCTTTCCATTTTATTTTCCATTTTTTTATATTTTTATCAAAATGGCCACTTATTTTTTTACATACGTTACTTATTTTTTTACCTAAATCATCCGCTGCTTTTTTTAACTGATCCCAATGTTTAATCACTTCATATACTATAAGTCCTATTGCTGCAATAGCAACTAAAATTAGAAGTGTTTTTGAAGTTATTATGGTCTTTAATAATCCAAATATCCCTCCAGCTTTCTTTAATTTACCAAATATACCTATCACATTATTTATAGTACCTACTAATTTGCTAAGTACCGTAAATGTTTTAGCAACTCCAGCTATTGACACAATTATTATTGCAATAGCGTTTTTTACAGGATTAGGTAATTTATTAAATGAATTCATTAATTCTACTGCTTTATTAGCTAGCTTTGTAAATATTGGGATTAATTTATTATTCAATATAGGTACTAATTGATTATTAAATATAGGTATCAACTGTTTTACTATAGATGTTTGTAATTGTGCAAAAGAATCTTGTACTTTTTTTATGGAAGCTTGTATATCTTTTTGAATTTTATCATAATTGCCCTTTGCAATATTAGCAGGACCCTTTTTGGGGTTCTTACTCTTTGCCTCTTCAGCAAGAGTATTTTTCATCCCAGTTTTAAGAAGATTTTGTGCCGCAGCACTAGGTTTTTCCATAGATTTTCCTATTTTGCTTAAAGTTCCTGCTTCTTTGGCTAATGCTTCTTGTAATTTTTCAATTCTAGTTTTTTCTTTCTCAACTTTATGCACAAATATTTCTAAGTCTTTTCCAGCTCCATTAAGTGCTTTTTTAAATTCACTAGTATCTAATGTTAAATGGGCAACTGCCTCTCCTACATTTACTGCCACGTTTTTTCTCACCTCCCATCTTTAGGAATAAAAAATCTCCTAACTTCATTTAACTAATAATTCTAGTTTTTTATCACTTTAATCTTTTATATGTTACATATTTTTTTATATTTATTATTTAGTTTTAACATTTATTTATGTTTAAAAAGCAAAAGGTTAAAAGCTAACTTTTATTATTAGCATTTAACCATTGGATCACATCTTCATTATTAGTTTTATTCGTTCTATCTCCATCTATAAACTTAGGCTCTCTAGCATCTTCTTTACTAATCTCATTTAATATATAGACACAGGCCTCATCAAAGCAAAAAGCTTCATAATCATTAGTCAATCCTATAATTTCACTAGGCCTTTGTCTATATTGTCTACTTATTGATATTACACTCAGTATTCTCTGACTCTTCACGAAAGGAGTCTAATTCACTAACCCCTTCCTGTGTATAATTAAACAATGCTACTATTTGTTCATCTGTAAGCTCTAATTCTACACTTTTTAAATCTTCTATAGAAGGTTCTACAAGTGCATTCTCAGCCATAATATACATAACATCTGTCATTTGTGTTAAGTCAACATTCTCTTTCGAACTCTGTTTACCATAAAATAGTTCCTCTGCTGCACTCAATAGCTTGTTAGGTACAACTCCTTTTCTTACCAAATTTAAAAGAGATACTCTTTTAACTCTAGCATTAAAAGGTATCCCTTGCCCAAATTGTGGTAACTGAATTACTTCACCTTGAGCTACTTTTTTTAAATCTTCTATATTAGTTACTTTTAAATCCATTTGTTATACCCCCACTATCTAATTTTTATTGTTTTAAATTCTGTGGATAATGCTGTAGTTTTACCACTTCCATGTAATTTATTTATTTCTTTAGCTTCAGCAATATAAACTGTATCTATTGCTAAAGAATCAGGTACAAATGTTACTATTTTCTTAGTATCATCTATAGTTGCATTTCCATTTACTCTAGAATTATCAGATTTTCTCTTTATAATAAAGTTCTCTAAGTTAACATCATCTTGATTAATTTGGTTTGAAAAATTCCACACTACCCTGTTAGTTATACTTACCCCTACATCTGGATTTTTATTTTCTACTTCTCCACCTTCTACTCCTATATCTTCAATTGGAGTAGATTCTCCTGGCTTTTCTCCATTATCATTTTCTTCTAATTTATTTATAAATTCTATTTCTACAGGTTTTTCATTTCTAAATGGTATACTTTCAGCCTCATATGAAGACACTAAAAATTTTCCATCTTGAATTTTATATTTGGCTGGCTTACCTTTACAATGCTTATACACGAACTTAACATATCCTGTGGTTCTAGAATAATCTTTTTCTTCTGTGAATATTTCCATGGTAAATGGATGTCTTTCTACTGCTATACCTACTTCTGTTCCACAATATTTATTATCTTGTATAGTTCCTCCATCTATTAAAGCCATAGTTTCTATATTAAATAGATTGTCCTTCATTTTTAACTTATAACCTATAACAATATCATCTGTTTCATTTATTCCATAAATTTTGTTTTTAATCCTTAATATATCTCTTTTACCTTTACTGTTTATAGGTTCTATATCTATTTCATTACTTGTTTCTATTGTATGCTTTGTATTTGTTACCTCATCAATAAAATTAACTTTCACAACATTAACTAAAGTTTTTCCACTTGTCATTAAATTACCTCCTTAAACTTTTAAATTGCTGATATTCTATGCTTGTAGTATAGGCTTGTACATCATAATCTATAATGCTTGGTGTTTCATTTCCTGTAGGCCTAAGATCTTCTATTTTTTTTAAAGCTTCTTTTAAATTCTCTACATAAAATTCCATAGTGGAATATTGATCCATAGGGCTATAGACTATAATATCAAATAATTTATAACCAGATATATTTCCAACTAAGGCATGGACACCATTTTCCCCTATAACTACATAGCTTTCTATACATTTATTTCTCTTTTGTCCAGGAGCATACACATTATATCCTAATTTTTTTAAATATAAATATACCTTTTGCCATAAGGTTTCAGGTATAGTATTATTGATTATATCTTGCTGTATGCAATCCCCTGGAACTTTGTAATTAAATTTAGACATTTATATCACTTCCCAAATAAATTACTCATCCCCTTAAGTATTTGTGGACTCAGTTTATCTATAGTTGGTTTTAATATTGCATATTTTTTATCATTACATAATTCTAAAGACGAATAGTAATCCTTATTTCCAGAAATATAAATATTACACTTATCGCCTTTCCATTGTTTTCCACCTTTAATTGTTTCAATATCCATACCTGATTGATCCTTCCAAGGTGCATTTTTCTTAGCATACTCTTCCATATTTTTCGCAGCAATATCTGCATACATGCCTATGGATGCTTTAGATTGCATCTCAAATTCAGATAATCCATCAATAACACTATCTATATTTACTTCAAATTCTCTCATATCATCACACCCTGTTTAATATCATATCAAATACTAGGTTTTGAATATTTCCTGTGTCAACTATTTCATACTTAGTTCCATCTAATATAAAATAATCATCCTTTTGTATTTTAGAGCTTATATCATTATA